GCAGAAGATCTACGCACGACGGAAGGAACAAGCGATCGGTCTGGACGATAAGCACAAAGCCCTACAAAGAGGCCCATTTCGCCGTATTCCCACCAGAGCTGCCAGAGATCTGCATAAAGGCGGGAAGCAAAGAAGGTGATACTATTTTAGATCCGTTTTTCGGTAGCGGAACAACGGGATGGGTGGCACATAGACTTGGTAGAAAATGGATAGGAATTGAACTCAACCCTGAATACATAAAGATAGCAGAGAGACGATTTTCACAACAGGAACTATTTGCTAATTAAAAGGAGAAAAAATGAGGACACACTTAGACACAACCGTTCTGCAATCTCGAACCTGTACAACATTAATTCAAATGATTGACAATTTAATTGATGTGGTTGATCATGAAAATTCAGAATCAGAAAGTTTAGTTGCCAGGGCTAAGAAATGTCTGGAAGAATACACCAGAGCAAACGGGTCATTGAAAGCAAACAGCAAACAGAGATATTGGAAAAAATATGAGTCAAATAACATATAGATTTTTCCACTAAATTGTGGACTGTGAAACAGCTTTATGAAAATGACGGAGACAATCATGGCAACTAATAAAAGCGGGACCCAATTGGTATTCGAGGCTTATCACAAGACGTTTGCCTCAATCAGATCACAGGGAAAAGAACCGAATCAAATTACAATTGATCGGTATCTTTACCTGAAAGGTGATCGGTGGATGAATAAAATGAATGGCGAACAAAATCATCAGGGGAGAAAAGAGAGTGTATGACTGAACATTAACGAAAAAGGAAAACGTGGCGAAAGGGAAGTCGCCAAGATAATCAACAAAACCCTCGGGGTCAACTGTCGAAGGACACCGAACTCAGGAGGGTTGTCTTTTAAGGGTGATATTATAGACATTGACATTGACAGCCATCTGTATAATTACCATTTTGAAATAAAGAACACCAAAAGCCTTGTTCTTCCCAAGTGGATCAAACAGGCTGAAGGTGATTGCCCTGTCGTAAAAACCCCCATATTGATCTACAAGCATCAGGGGAAATGGAGGGCAGACATGAGATTGAACGATTGGTTGGGAGATCAACTGACGATACAGGAATTGCTGAAGAACAAATAACCTCTATCTTGCGGGAGATATAGATGCGGAACACAAATAAGCCGCCCTATGCGACTACGGATATTCCCTACGCCCCGAAAAGGCGACTTACCAGAAAACAGTTCGATGTATTATGGGATAGGTGTTGTGGGGGTACCCAAGCACAGATTGCTGAGAAAATGGGAATTTCAAGAAGGGCAGTGAGAAACCATATTACAAGAATAAGAAAAAGGGGAATTGAATGTCCTTGAAGTGCCATTAGAAAAACTTTTTTCTCTCTATATTCTTTAACTTACAGCCTTTCCCCCCTTAAAAAGAGTGCCATTTCTCACCTACTATGAGAGACATGATGACTACTATGAGAGACAAGATGACTGATGAAACTCAGAAGTTACGGGATGCTATAGAAGATGTTGTCCTTGATGAAGATGATCCAGAAATAGGTGCAATTCAGCAGATTTACGGTATTGATTGTTATGCTGCAGAAGAAAGGGTTTATGGTCAATTACAAATTGAAGCTTATGAAAAGATTGTCAATGAATATGAATCTAAATACAAAAGCAATGGTGAGGATGTTTATGATCGTGAAATAGTGGATCATGTGGATTGGCAGGAAGTTGAAGCCAATCACTCAAGCCTGTCGCAAAGAGATTCCAAAGATACGCAGGAATATGTTCATGTTCTTGGTGATCCCGAGGAGGACATTGGGAAACGAACCAAACCACCTTTTGATTATATAGACCCCCAAAGATTATCTGATCTTGTGACTTTGGGCTTTTCAGATGTACAAATTGCTCAGACACTTTCGGTTAGCCCTGAGAGTGTTGAACGAGCCAGATCACTATACCTGTAAGGGTTTGACAACCGTCATATAGTATTCTCAAGGGACGGGAAACCGACCACCCTTCAATCGAGGTAGCTACCTCAAATATATGGAAAAGGATAACAGCGGTTATAGAGAAGGTAACGGTATGTGGATTTAACGACAGTTTATCATCCAATCGAAACGCTGATCTTTGCCGAATACAATCCACGACAGCTTACCAAAGACCAGTACAAAAGTCTCCGTGATTCAATGGAGAGGTTTGGCTTGGTTGATCCCGTTATCATTAACAAACATCCAGATCGGGAGAATATCGTGATCGGGGGACACCAAAGATTGAGAATCGCAAAGGACATGGGTATCGACAAAGTCCCTTGCGTGGAGCTGAGTCTTGATCTGAACCAAGAGAAAGAACTGAACGTCAGGCTGAATCGTAACGTGGGGGAGTGGGACTACGATGCCCTGGCGAATTATTTTGATGTGGGGGAACTGACAGAGTGGGGGTTTACGGAAGATGATCTCCAATTCTGGGTGGATGAGCCAGAAGAAGGACTGATTGAAGATGACGAGATCCCCGAAGTTGAGGAAGCGGTTACTCAGGCAGGGGATTTGTGGATTATGGGGGAACATCGAGTCCTGTGCGGGGATGCGACAAAAAAGGAAGATGTTGAACGGCTGATGGAAGGGCAGAAGGCTGATTTAACATTAACAGACCCGCCTTATGGTATTGATTTAGAATATAAAGAGTTTGATGATTCTGTTGAAGCAGTCGCAAATATGGCTGATAAATGGTTGCCTATTTCGAGAGAATTATCTGATGTTGTTGTTTTTACGAGCGGGGTAACAAGGCAATGGCTTTATCCCGAGCCAAATTGGGTGATGTGTTGGTTTTATGGTGGAGGTCAATTTAGATCACCTTGGGGATTTAATTGTTGGCAACCGATCTTATGTTACGGGAAAGACCCATCTTTATCAAACACTAAAGGGTGTCGTCCTGATGCCGTTGATTTGAACACGCCATCGAATTTGAAAGACATAGACCATCCTTGTCCTAAACCAATGGCATTATGGGATTGGTTAATAGAAAGATTGTGCTTCAAGAAAAATGAAAAGATTTATGACCCTTTTCTCGGCTCTGGCTCAACACTAATAGCCTGTGAAAAGACAGGAAGAAAGTGTTACGGGATGGAGATTGACCCGCATTACTGCGATGTGATAGTTAATCGGTGGGAAAAATTTACAGGGAAGGAAGCGACAAGATTAGAAGCGGCTCATGCCTGATGATACAGGAGATAACAGGAACGCAGACGGGACATTCAAATCGGGTGTGTCTGGCAATCCAGAAGGACGGCCGCCCAACAGGCAATCAATCCCTGACCTACTCAGGAAGATCGGTTCAGAAGAAGGCTCGGTCGATGGGTTGTCTAAACTTGAGGTGGTATTGAGGAAGGTGTTCGGGTTTGCTGTTGATGGGAAATGGTGGGCCGTGCAGTTCATAGCTGACAGGACGGAGGGGAAAGCAATAGAGCGAAGCGTAGTTTCTGATGAGTGGCAGGAACTCGTAACAGAACTTTATAAGCCTGAAAGCTGATTATTTTAAGCGGATAGGTTATGAGCCTGAATCTATCCAGTGGGATTTGCATAACAGCAAAAAAAGATTTCGAGTAAATATACAAGGCAGACGTAGTGGAAAATCCTTCGGAGCGGCAAGGGAAGCCGAGGTTGCTATACTTCGTGAAAATACTCGGGGTTGGATTGTTGCTCCTTCCTATGAACTTGCTTCTAAGGTTGGTCGTGAGATTAACGAGAACCTTATCCTCAAGTACAAGTTCCCTACCACAAACAAACGAGTCATCAATGGACAGCTTTTCTATGCCAAGTTCATCAACAATTCAGAGGTCTGGATCAAGTCTGCCGATTCCCCTGATACAGGGCTTGTCGGAGAGGGACTTGATTGGCTTATCATTGATGAAGCGGCACTTGTATCCAGAACTATATGGGAGCAATATCTCAGACCTACCCTTTCAGATCGGGGAGGATGGGCTTTACTGGTCTCTACACCTCGGGGATACAACTGGCTTTATGATCTCTACGCAAGAGGCAAGTCTGGTGATTACGCCGAATGGGATTCATGGCAACACCCCTCTACAAGTTCGAGGTATTTCAGCGATAACATAGATGACCTCAAGAACGAACTCACAAAGGAAACCTATGAACAGGAGTATCTCGCCAGGTTTACTTCATGGGCAGGGACGGTATTCAGTTTCGACAGAGACATTCACGTTGGTCGATATGATTTCAACCCTGATTGGGAGACTTATTGCTCTGTTGATTTTGGCTACCGTATGCCTTCCGTTGTGTGGTTACAGGTTGGCAAGGTGGATGGTCGGCATGAGGTTCACGTTATAGATGAGATCGTCCACGAAACAAACATCAAGACTGAGGAGTTGGCTAACAGGATTCTTCAGAAAGATTATCCTGTTCAGCAATACATCTGCGATCCCGCAGGGGCAGGAGTCCAATCAACCTCGGGCCTGGGAGATGTCGAGATATTTAAGAGGCACGGGATATTCCCAAGATTCAAAAGAGATAAAGTCAGCCGTTCAATCGCTTCAGGTATTGATCTGGTTAGATCGTATCTCGAAAACGCAGAGGGTAAAACAAGATTATTCATCTCAGACAAGTGCGAAGGAATCATAGAAGATTTTGAAAACTACCGCTATCCAGACAAGAGAGAGAACCAAAGGCTCAAGGATGAGCCGTTAAAGGATGGGCGGCACGATCACGGAATGGATGCCGTGCGTTATTTTTTCGTCAACAGGTTTCCGATCGTTAAGCGGGAGGCGATTGAAGTTCAAAGGTATTGGTAAATGATTATTCCCGATTTAAGCGAAGTAAGTGTAATAGCAAGTATAAAGAAATGGATAGAGGAATCCCACGTTAGAGAGCGTGAGGACAGGATTAATTCGATGAACTATTACGAAGGGATTAATCTTGAGGAAGAGACTCGCAAGTGGTTCGATCCTATGGCTCTCAAATATGCTCCCCCTATGGCAGTCAACGTCACGAAGAAGCTAATTGATGCCCGATTTGTCGCATATAAATCAGCACCAGAAAGAAAGGCCGACGAGCGTTACCATGAGTTGATGGGTGATTTAAATCAAGACATGATTGAGGTGGACAGGCTTACTGGACTCCTCGGAACGATAGCCATGCTCCGATATTACGATGAGGACAAAGAAGTGTTGGACTCTCATGTACTCACTGACTTTGAACCTATCTTCGTTGCTAACGATCCGAAACCCATTGGCATTGTATATCCCCTGTTCTCTCATGGTCAAGCCAAAGAGAACGAACAGGAGTGGGTGTACTGGAGCGATGAGGTTCATTTCAAGATGTTGAAGGGTGGTCGGATTGTCCATGTGAACGAACAGGACGTAAACCCTTATGGTGTTGTGCCTATTGTCTGGAGTCATCTTTATCCTATGATGGGTAACGAGTGGTGGCGTACAGGTAAAGGGAAAATGGTCGCCAATTCCAATCTGCTTTACAACGTATTCGGCACTCAGCTATCGCTCGGAAATATGTATCAATCTTTGGGGCAAAGCGTTTTAACGGGAGTCGATGAAACAACGCGGATAAAGATGGATGTCTCAAAATTATTAGTCCTACCAGAAGGAGCGAACTACCAGATCGTTTCACCATCGGGATCGTTAAGGGAGATCAGGGAGAACATGAAATGGATAGTGGAGACAACAGCCCACGCTCTCCATCTCAAAGTCAAATGGGGTAGCGATGCGGGTTCTACATCTGGCGAACATCAGCGGATCCTCGAGGTTGATCTCACCGAAGCTGTCATGGCTGACTTTGAACGGTGGAGGAAGTTTGAAAAACAAAGATTTGCATTAGACAGGATTATCTTGGAAACCAACGGGATAAACATAAGCGATGAACATTCAGTCAATTTCTCCGAGCCTCATATTCCCCTATCGCCTCAACAGGAGAGAGAAGAATGGGAGTGGAAATGGTCGAATGGTTTAGCTACCAAGAAGGATTGGTTCAGACATTATAATCCAGATTTCAGTGAGGAAGAAATAGATGAACGAATTGGTGAAGCCAAAACTGAATCACAGCCGCCCCCCGAAGAGCAACAAGGACTATTAGGAGCATTAGCACGACAAGTTGCCTAACATACAAAAAGAAATAGAAATAGCAGGTGTTGAATTTGCCAAAGCGTTAGAGCTTATGGAAGTCTCTATTGTCAATGCTATTGTAGATATGCGAAAGCAGGGATTGGTAAGTAGTGAAATCTATCTTGCTTTATCAGCCCTTGATATGGAAGAATTCATTTTAAGAGATATAGGTTTTGCGGCTGACATAGACAATTTAATGGTGAAATATGAAACGGGTGTCCTTGCCAACATGAAAATGTACGGATCAGTGACCGAACCTATGTTACAATCTATGGTAGCTATTGATAAAGCGACCTTTATGAAACAAGCAGGCTATCAGGCTAATCTTATTAAGCAGGAATTGGGTCGTAAAGTCTTATCTGGTGCAAGTGATACTCAAATGCTTAATTCACTCAAGGAGATAGTCCGACCAGATCATGCCAAGACGTTGGTTAATACTTCCCTTAATACTTTTAGTCGTACTGTTAATGCTGAGATGGCTCGGAGTTTACCTGCCGATCAAAAGTTTATTTATGAAGGACCTGTTGATGATAGGACTCGGGATATTTGTCTTGAGATGGCGAGTGCGGGGAAATTAACACAAGACGAAGTCGAATCATCTTATCCCGGTTCATTTGTAGATGGCGGTGGGTTTAATTGTCGTCATAGGTGGACTGCTATCGAGGCGGCTTCTTCCGCATTATTAGATCAATCTGGAGCGAAGAATAGAATTTCATCAAAACAGGACGAAGGGAAATGGCAAACGCCACAAACTCCCCTTCAACAATTAGGTGGCTAAAGGATTACCAGATATAGTCCCGAGGTCTAAATCCGAATGGACGAAACTCGGTAATAAAGTCGTTGGTAAAATTAAGGATTGGACGATAAATAAAGGGAGAGATGTATATGGTCGCCCTTTCAAAGCCTATTCAAAAGATTATGCAGAACGAAAGTCATCAGGATTAATTCCACGTCAATCAACGGCACATGCTAAAGGAAAGCCGAATTTTGTATTGACGAATGATACGATGGGGGACTTAAAGGTTTTAGATGCAACACGTGATTCAGTAACAATAGGCTGGGCATCATTCGGTCATATAATTGAAGGACAAGCTAAAAGGGGTAGAGTAATCACCGCTGATAAACGTCCTGTTGCTAAACACATAGAAAAATTTATTGAAGATGAATACGGAAGGCAGATAGATAGAAAACTTAAAAAAGTATCAGGTACAACTA